GCTGCATCTACATTAAGCGTTGGCGCATCGTTTGTTAAGTTTGGTTTACGTTTGCAAGGCACTGTTAATCCTAGCTAACTAACCAATGAAAAGGGCTAATCATGTCTATTTTAATCAGTGAATCGGGAAGTGAACCGATAACGACAGCCGAAGTTAAAACCTGGGCTAAAGTTGAAAACAGTGATGAAGATAGCTTGATTAGCTCTTTAATTACTTCATGCAGACGCGAGGTAGAGTCATACACTAAAAACGTATTACGGCCTCAAGTTTGGCGTACAAAATACATTGCTGAAACAATTAAAAATCGTTTTTACTCACCAAGAATTACCGCATCATCGGTCGTTGTCACTGTTGACGGCGATACAATTACAGATTATTTATTTAATGAAGTAACAGGCTGTTTACGCCTAAATTATGACTATTCAAATGATGAGCTAATCGTTATTGAGTGGACAATGGCGACAGCATTATCAAGCCTAGCACCACTTACACAAGCACTAAAAGACCTTGTCACATACCGTTTTTATAATCGCGGCTCTTACGATTTACCCGCTCATGTTGTGAGCGTGTTGAATCAATACCGAGTATTTAACGTATGAATATTGGCGAACTAAAGCACCGTATTACGATACAGCAATGCGCTAAAGTAAGCGATGGCCAAGGCGGCGAGACAAGCACATGGTCAACACTCACCAGCGTATGGTCGAAAGCGATACCACAGAGCGAGCGTGAAAGGTTTTATCGTGGTGAAAACCAACATACACAGGCTTATACTTTTACAATTAGACAAAACCAAGCAGTCACAGTACCTGCAACAAGGGATAGCGATAATATACGCATTGTGCATCGTAACGAGATTTACCGCATTACTGGCATTAGTCGAAATAAAGATGACCTAGATTTTTACGACATTAAAGCCGAGTTATGGGGAGCAGTAGCCCAATGAAAGGCGCATTGTTTTTGTTAGAGGTTGAGATTGACAGCGTGTTCACGGTATTAGCCGCGATGCGTACAACCACTATGACAGTAAATAATGAAACGGTTGACGTAACAAGCAAGGGCGATTTACAGCGCGAGTTATTAGAGAATTGCGGCATACAGTCAGTAAGTATTAAGGCTCAAGGCTGCATTAGTAGTGCAGACAGCTATAAAAAAATCAGTTATGCAGCCAACACTGGCGAAATACTTAACGTAAAAATCAATAGTAACAATGGCGAAATATATTCAGGTGGTTTTATTTTATCGGCTTTTGAGACATCGGGCGAATATAACAAAGATGGTTTATATTCGATTACGTTAGAAAGTGCCGATACCGTGAGCCGTGTTAATAATAATTTTATACTGCTAGAAGATGGTGGATTTTTATTGCTAGAGGACGGGTTTAAGTTTGTTTTGGAGGCTGCATAATGTCATTAGTAGCACAATTAAACGCAGCTTTAAAACGTAGGTTAGAAGCAAATCTCATTATTGCAGGTGAGATGGTAGCAACTGAGGTGAGACGTAATATTCAAACATCGCCGCGTGGTGGTAAAACTTACGTCAAGACCAATCCGAACAGGACACATACAGCATCCGCTCCGAATGAATCACCTGCCACAGACTTAGGTTTTTTGGTGCGCTCTATTCAAATTGAGCCTGACTTACAAAATTTAAGAGTTAGAATCTTATCGCTTCACTCAATCGCACCTTATGCCAAACGCTTAGAATATGGCGATTTAAGCAGAGGATTGCAGCCGCGTCCGTTTATGTTTAAGGGGTTGCAAGCTAAGAAACAAGTCGCAATTGCTATTGTACAAAACGCGGTTAATCAAGCTATTCGCGATATGCAGGGAGTGCCGCCGATATGAGTTTGTTTAACAGTTACGTTAAGGCAGTATGGGTAAAACTAAATGGTTCAACAGGCTTAGTTGGTTTAGTTAAAGAGATTTTAGACGATAAGACAGCATTTCCTAAGATATGGTTAGAGGATGGCGGTGCGGCAGATTGGTCGAATAAAGATGATAGTGGTTTAGAGGCTGTTATCACGTTGCACATTGGCAGTCGTGTCGAGGGAACAAAAGAGATTCGCGGCTTGATGGACAAATGCCATGCGGCATTGCATAACCAAGATTTAACTTTAGAGAGTGGGCAAAGCGTGTTATGTCAGTTTTTGAGACATGACATGGTTATTGATACAGACGGCATCACGCGCCATGGCGTAATGCGTTTTAATTTGTTAATCAGTGAGGTGGCATAATGGCTAAGTATAAAGGTAGTGACTTTCGTATCAAAGTACGCACAAGCACTGGCCCCGATGTTTTTGCGGTAATCGGTGGCGGTAAAACTGACTCTTTGTCTATCAGCAATGAGACGGTAGATGTAACCGACAAAGACAGCAGCGGTGCGCGTCAATTGTTGGAGGGTGCGGGTGTTCGTGCTTATTCCTGCAAAGTATCAGGCGTGGTATCTGATAACGTGGTATTTACTGACCATGTCATGGTTGCAGCTAATGCCAATACGCATATCTACTGCAAGATTGAATCAGGCACAGGCGAGGCGTGGGCAGGCTTATGGGCAATCTCTAGTTGTGAGCGTTCAGGCGAATACAACAAAGAAGAAAACTTTAGCATGAGCTTAGAAAGCGCGGGTACAATCACTTATACAGCGGTGGCTTAATATGCGCGGTTTAGTATTGTTGGACATCGAGGGGCTAGAGTTTAATCTAGTCCCAAGTTTTGAGAATTTAGACAAATTAGAAACGGCGACAGGTAAGCCTATCTATGAGTTAATTTTTCAAATGCAACAACCAAAAGTGGGCGACATCACCAAAGCATTGCTTGCCTGTGCAGTACCTACCACTGGCCGCTATCCTGATTGGTGGACGCGTGAAGAGTTTTACAAGCGCATGCTCAAGTCAAAACGCCTTAGTGATTATGCCATTGCGATTGCCACTTTTGCGGGTAATATCTTGACAGCGGGTAGTGATAGCGACATCAAAACCGTGTCAGAGGACGGCGAAAAAAAGTAGGCAAGGGCAGCATTTGGCATAAGTTGTGGTCGAGTGCTGTCATCTACTTATCAATACAGCCGCGTGATGCGTGGCAATTAACGCCGTTTGACTTTTGGGCGTTATGGGATACGCACTTAGATAAAATGGAAATAAGCACAGGTAAAAGTTATAGCAAGCCGATGTCATTGGCCGAGTTTCACGAACTAAATGAGGAGTTAGACAAAATTCATGGCAACAACTGATGACCTCATTATAAGTTTACGCGCCGATGTAACCCAGTTACAAAACAGCCTACAGCAAGTCAACCAACAACTAAACAACACACAACAACAAGGCCAACAAGCTAACAACTCGTTATCTAGTGGCTTTGGGCAATCGGCTGATAAAGCCAAAATGTTAGCGACTGCAATCGCTACAGCAACTGCGGCTGTCGGTGTGTTGACTACTACCACATCAAACGCTATCCGTGAATTTAACTCATTAGCTAACAGTCTAAACCTTACCTACAATCAATTAGCGCGATTGCGAGCCGTGTCAGAGGGTGCAAACCTTGAAACTGATATGATGATTGACCTTGCCAAAACGCTTAACGAGCAAATAGGCGAAGCGGCTAACGGCAATAAAGATTTTGAAGAGTCCTTTGCGCGTCTAGGCTTGTCAATGTCAGAGTTGACCAAGTTAGGCGTAGATGAACAGCTAATCACGGTTGCAAATGCGTTAGGTCAAGTTAGCAGCCAAGCAGATAAAGCACAAATAGGTGCTACTCTTTTTGGTGATAACTGGTTGCCCGCGCTAAAACTAACCGAAGTTAATGTAAAAGCATTGGCCAATGAGTTCGATAATTTACTACCGAAACTTGATGATTTAGACGTAAGCCGCGCGATTGAGGCCGACAAAGAATTTGACAAACTTATAGCTAACTTGCGTACTACGACCGAGATTGTAAGCAGTGATTTAAGCCCAGCCTTTACGGTTGCCACGCGTAACCTTAACGCGATGTTTAATGTTGACTCAGGCGACTTAGAAAACAATATAAGCGTACTTACGTTTTTATCCATTGAGCTTGGCGCACAGCTAATAAACATCTTTACCGCCACCAATGGCATCGTCAAAATCACAGCATCGGCTATTGGCACATTGGGCAATATCATTGTAATGGGTGTTGCCGTGCCTATCGCGGCGGTGATGGATGTTTATAATACAAATGTTGCAGCTTTAACAAATGCGATGATTAAAGCTGAAAACGTCTATAACAAGTTTAAGGGATTACCGCCTATTGACCCTGTACCAATCAATAAAACCGCCTCATTAAACGCGGTAATGGAACAGGTAAAACAGACTAAAGAGTTTTTAGAATCATTTGCTACAACAGGCATCGAAGATTTTGCAAGCGGCATCGGTGGTAAAGCAGGCGAAGCGTTTAGAGATGCGGCAATTGAAGAAGCGAGCCAAGTCAAAAACAAAAACAAAACAAGCGAACCAACAGCACCAAAGGGCGGCGGTGATGATGGTGATGCAGCCAAAAAAGCAGAAGAGTTACGCAAGGCCGCACAAGAGTTATTAAAACAGACTCTTGAATCTAACATGAGTGAACTACAATTACAGGGCGTACATTTTCAAAACCTGTTAAGCCAACTAAAACAATTTAACGACCAAAAAGCGTTAAGTGATAGCGAGTATAAAGCAGGTGTTTTGGCAGCTAACGAAGCGTTTAATAATGATATTATCCAACAGGTTTTAGATGCTAGTGAAAAAGAACAGGCCGCGTTATTAGAAAAGCAAACAGCCGAAGATGAATACCGTACAAACCGTATTAACTCAATACAGCAAGTCATTGAAGAAAGCAGGCGGGCAGGCTTAACCGAGCTTGAGTTATTAGACGAACAGCACCAACAAAAGATGGATAAGTTAGCCGAGCTACAAGAGGGCGAAGCTATCTTTAAGGACGAGCTAAAACAGGCCGAGTTACAAGCAGAGTTAGCACATTCAGCAAAAAAACTAGATATAATGATGGGTACAGGTAGCAAGGTTCAAGAGCTAAACAAGGCGTTTCAAAAGGGACAATTGCAAGGTAGTTTAGCGTTTTTTGCGGCTGATTTTGGTGGTATGTCACAGCATAGTCGCAAGATGTTTGAACTAACTAAAGCAGCTAGACTAGCCGAAGCGGTTATCAATATCCCATCAACAGTCATGGCGGCAGTCAAGCATGGCACAGAGATGGGTGGTTGGCCAGTTGGTGCAGCGATGGGTGCGGCAGCATTAGCAAGTCAATTAGCACAGTTACGCGCTATTCAATCCGCTACGTTTGCGGGTGGCGGTAGTGCAGGCGGTGGCGGTGCGGGTGTAGGCGCATCAAGTGCAGCAAGTTCCGAGCCACAACAGCAACAGCCTATCATGCAGCGTTTCGTTAATGTGAGTGTTTTTGGTGAAGAAAACACTATGTATAGCCGTGATTCGGTGCTAAAGTTAATGCAGCGCATAGGTGAAGAAGTCAAAGACGGCGCTGTTTTAAGGGTGGTGTGATATGGAAAATATGGCATATTGGTATTATGTTGTTGTTCAAGTTTTAGTGCTTTATTGGTTTTTTTCTAAAGTCACATCTTTAATATGGCGTAAAAAATGAGCTTTGATGCTGCTTTTGTTGGTTATCAAAACCGCGTAACGAGTGCGACATTATCAGCCGTTGGTGTCACTAGCGGCTACAGTGTCAACTCGTTAAAAAACTGGCAGCCGTTTGAGTTTGTGTCGTTTGATGCAGGTTCAAACAGTATCACCATTGACTGTGGTAGTGCGGTTAGTGTTGATTATTTTGCTATTGGAGCGCATGAGTTATTTACATCAAACACTGACAATATCATTTTAAAAGCCAGTGCATTATCCGATTTTTCGGTGAGTGTAACACTTGCCACAATTAACAATGTGAGTGCAGGTGTCTATGATGGCAGCTATAGATACAACACTAGCACATCTATACCGAGTCAAATAGTAGATGATAATTACAACGTCTGTTTAAAATTAGATAGTGTGTCATATCGCTATTATCGCTTAGAGTTTACAGCATCAACAGTCGTTAGAATTGCAGTATTGGCAATTGGTCAGCGTATGGAGTTTGAGCTAGGTTTTTATAAAGGCATTGCACCACCTAAACTCAACGAAGATATTGTCGTAACTAACAACAAAAGCGAATCAGGCATTTATCTTGGACGTTCAATTGTTAGGACGGGCGTTAAACCGACAAGCATCAATTTAGACAATATAAGTCATGCGTGGTTATATGCGACATGGTTGCCAT